ATGAGTATATTGGTTCGTTTAATTTATTTTAATTATTTCCCTAGAATTTCTCTGTCTATTCGAACAGAGCGATTCGGGTTTTCATATCATATTGAAATTTGAAAGTGCTTTTTGAAATTTCTTATTTTATTTAATATGAGAGTTCGTGACGAGTAATAACTAATAATTATTGCTTGAAACAAAACCAATTCGGATATTGTATCACGCAATTCAAATGTGAAATTTTAATTTCATACCCAGTAATTCATTTAGTTTTAAGTTTCACTTACTAATCACGTTGACCTTTTTAGCAAATTGGAAGATGTTTAAAAGAAAAAGCTAAAATTAATAAGGGATTGAGATTTTATGTCTATTCTGTTTATGTATAAACACGCCTACTGAGTTTCGACAATAATGTTCGCGGTATGTAAATTCTTAAGTAACTGTTATACTCACATGTTATCAAGTGAAGCAACCCCGTGTAGAAATATTTTTTACCAAGGGTTAGTGATGTATCTTGTGTGCAGATATAGGAGTTAGTTGAGTAGTGGAATAGGAACCCCATTAATGTAAAGGTTCTAGGGCATATTTGAATTTTCGTTATTATTGAAAATCAAAATAAAATATTAATTATTTAAGGACTCTCTTTTGATATATGAGGGAGACATAAAAATAACAGACATATCTCCAAGGTATGCTCTATATATCCGGATGTTTCAAACCATCGATTATTCGTTAGGCTGAGCTTCTGCTGCCACCTGGGTTTTTGGCCATTTTGCCAGTGAAAAATAATGCGACCAAACCCCCCCCTCTTACTTAATGCAGACAACTTATAATAATTATCGTATGCTTTCGAAAATTATGAATATGAATATGTCAAAAAATTTTGAAAATATTAGTTTGCATAAACTTACTTTTGATGAGAGTTCATTCTCTAAGGAAGATGATAAATTATATAATAATAATCCAAATCCGAACAAGATATCTACGTTCATTAATGGCGTTTTAAATAAAGCTAATCTTGATGAAAATGATTTAGTTTACTTTACTACTCCGGAAGATAATGAATTTTTTTATAAGCTCTGCACAGGAAAACATAATTAAATTTTATCAAACCTATCCAAAAGAAAAACATATTTGTTTATATTCTTCAAATTCAGTTCAATATTATTTAATTTGCGCTAATGATGACGAACCCAGTTTGGATGATATTGATGACGTAATTTATTTATTTTCAGCTAATTATGCCATTTTAACAGAAACATTTTTACGTTATAAATCGGCTGGACGACATATATTTGGAAGTGATCAATATGCATTTTTAATTATTGATAAAATATTATTTTGGGCACTTAAAGCTTATTGCGATATGTATTATATGTTAAATGGTGAAATAAATTCGGGAATTTTTGATCATGAATACAAATCTTTACATTGGCCTGTTTTTGAGAATGAGCTTACGATTTTAAGAAATAAATTAAAAGATTCTACTGTTGAAGATATTGAAGAAAATCCAGGTCCAATTTGTTATAAAAGAATTTTTAACGAATACCAAATGAAATTCGAAAAATATAATTGGTTGTGTGAATGGGAAGAAAAGTGGAAAATTCAAGAAAATCTGTCAAATCGGACTTATACTCTTAAAGTTTTCTTTCCCAGTGTTAAGTTGTCTTTTGAATCAGGTTCACTCTTAAGTAAGAAGGAATGTGAGGAAGCATGTTATCAACAGCTTTATGCTTATATGGAAAAAGATATTCATCCTCAATCGGGATTAGTTATGCCTCAAGGAGAATTAAAAGCCCAAGATGAAGTTATTGAAAATACAGTTCTTACTACAACACAAGAAAAGGTTGTTATTCCTGGAGTTCCCGAGAATATTAATGATAAATTTCTAAGTGAGAATACTTTTAGCGATCCCTCATTGGTAGGAGTGGAATTTTTGTTGAGTAGTTTTGTTTGGGATCCATCATCAACTTTATTTTCGTTTAATATTCCACAAGTTTTATTTGATGATGATAATATTGGACCTGCTCCTATAAGTAAAGCTTTTCAAGCTCATTCAATATATAGAGCTAAAGGAAAGATGATATTTAAACCAGTTTCGAATAAATTTAATACGGGGATATTAGGTTTTACTTGGGTTCCAATGTATAGCCAATTGTCTCTTCAAAATCAATTAGCAAGAGCTAATATCTATAGCTTATCCCATTTACCTACAAAATATATGAATGCTTGTTCTGCAAATGAAGTTGAACTTGAATTTAATTATTTATATCCATTAAATTACACTTCTGCTAGTGAAAGGGCATTTACTCTTCCACAAAATGATATTGGTACTTTGCTAGTATATCCATTAGATCAATTAACGCAAGGAGATCAAGGTACTCGATGGTGTGAAGTAAATATGTTTATTCATTTTACTGATCTTGAATTTATAGGTAAGATTGATGGACGTATTAATCCTCAGAGCGGATTAGTGGG